GCACGGTGACTTAGACCCGACTGCGTACACAACTGTTTTCAATAAGAGCGCTCTGATTTTCTTCGGAGGAGTTGCGGATACTCACTAATTGACTTTTTCCAGAAATCTGGTAAAATCACAGAAAATAAACAGCAAAAAGTAGAAAGGAGATGGCGGCATGATCATACCGAAATACCTGCAGCGGCCAAACATGACGGACGAAGAAAAACGCCGTTTAGCTGAATGGGTCGAGACGAAGCGCGAAAAGATGCGGAAAGCCCCGACATTCGACGATGAAAAGACGGCAACAAAATCAGCGGTTGAGGGATTCAAGCAGGAAACAGTCCTGATGCCGAGTGTCTGGAAGGAGCCGAGAGACATCGGCCAGAAATACGCAGTGGTTGACATGGGTCTCCGAGAGGACGCGCAGATCAGCGGATACACGGAAACTGTGGATTTTCAGAAAATCGTCGATCTTGCGGATCGCGACGTTGACGAAATCGAAGAAGTGTAGCGGAGGTCGCCATGAACCGATACGACACAATCAAAGAAGTTGAACAGATGGACGTCGACCACATCGAAGAAGTCCAGAAATTCAACCCTTACCACGACTCCCAGGGCAGATTTTCCTCTGCCCAGGGATATGCCTCTTTTACAACCACAACCAGGGACCCCAAGAAGCAGCATATGGCCGACATGGCCATCGCCCGCATGAAACAGCAGGCCGCGCAGCAAGCGCAGCAGGCCCCGAAAGCACCCACACCACCACCCGCGCCGCCAAAGCCTACAAAGAACTACGATCATCTCGGATTTGCAGACCACGACGACGCACCTCACCATCAGATGTGGAACCGGAAAGGGTACTACCAGCAGCAACAGCTCACAGCAGCGCAGAAGAAAGCTGCCGACAACTACATGGAAGACCAGCCGGAGTGGGGCAGCCTTTACAGCCACAGCCAGAACATGAACCACACGCTGGCCACGCAGGGCCCGCAGGCTTTAACAGGGAAATACCTGCAGACTTACAACGGGATCATGTCCGCGCAGCACAACCTCGGATATAACGTCACGGCGACACGATACGACCATCCCGGCTTTGTAAACTCCCTGTTGCAGTCAGCCGGAATAAACAAAGACTACACGAAGTGCACACCGCAGGAGCTCCAGAGACTGGTCGGAATGAAAGTCGGTACAGACGCCATGAGCTCGTTCTCGCTGAACGACTTCGCGAACGCGCCCTCTTACGTGAAAAACAACGTCTTCCAGTCACGAGCCGTGAAGATCAACGGAAATCTGAGCGCAGGAGTGCAGGGAATGATGCCCGGAATCGGCCCAGGCGGAGATCAGGGCGAATTCATAGTCGGACCGACAAACGGAACGCACAACAAGCCCGGCGTGATTAAAGCTGTGCGGCTGACCGGACAGATGGTGCGCCGGAAGGGAACGCAGATCTACGACCAACCGAGAATCGAATTTGATATCGATTATGATTGACTTTTTCCCAGTTTTCTGGTAATATGACAGCAACAACACAGAAACGCACCAGAAAACCGGAGGAAAAGGAAATGGCAAGCGAGCGCGAATTTTCAATCAGCTTTAATAAGCTATATGACCAGAGAAAAGCAGAAATCAGAGACGTTTTCTTCGCAGGCGAAAAGATGGAAGCATACTTCTGCCAAAGCGAGAAGGGAATGCGGGTGCTTGTAGGGAAATGGCGCAAGACCGCACCTTACAGATCCTGCGGACACTGGCACAGCGGGCGGTTGTTCCTCGATGTATACTTTTCTAAATGGTTTCGCAGCAAAGAAGAGGGCAACGAGTACTTCAAAGGCGTAAAGAGCGACAAACAGGTGATCAGGTGGTAAACCAGAGAGGAGGAACAAAAATGGCAGACGACAAAAGGAAGCAGGCCCCTGCAGACGGTCCGGATGGAATCGACAAATGGGGAACGAACGGATACGGCCTCATCGTCAACGGAAAAAAGGTGAAGCCCGTACCGGCGGAGATGGACACCGAAGAGGTGGAAGAGATCGAGGAAACCGAAAACAGCTAAAGAACAGCTAACAGCAAGAAAAAAAACAGAAAAAAAGACACGCTGGGGAAACCCAGCTCTGTCTCGTTTTTGGTATAATCAAAACGAAAGGAGGGCAGCCATGGCCACGAAACTGAAAAACATGCGGCTGACAAGCGTCGATCTTGTCCGAGCGGGAGCGAACCAGGAGGCAGACATATGCCTCTACAAGAGCGCGACCCCGCCAGAAGCCACAGAAAGCCCCACAAGCCACGAAACGAACATCTTCAAGCGTTTTATCGCCTGGCTACGTGAAAACCCCACAGAGGCCCAGGACGAGCCTCACAACCCCATCGAGAAAGCGGACGAACCCGCAGACCTCGAAACAATCTACAAAACCGCACTCGCAGAATCAATCCGCAGCATTTACGAAGACCCAAACCTCACCTCAACAGAACGACTCTCCATGGTTGAAAAGAGCGTCGATCAATATACCGAAAAGATGAAAGAAATCCCGAAAGAGGAAGAGTTCGAAGAGGAAGAAGAGATCGAGCTCTCCGCAGATGACCCGGACCGGTTCGACGAAATCGATGAAGTCCACAAATTCAATCAGAATCATGCATCTGACGGGAAATTTACCACGAGTGGAGGAGGCGGCGGCGGAGCGGCACCATCCCCGTTTAAGAGTTGCTACTTTATGACTATGAGCGGAGCCCCACATTCACTGTCTAACATGATTCCCCATGGTTCAAAGACGACCGAGGCAGACATAAAGAATGTGCTCGCACACGCAAATGGAGCGGAAGAGTTGGCAAACGGGCTGAACCGCCTGGACCTTACCTTCAAGTTCGATAAGAAGCCTTATAAGGAAGGTGCAAAATTTTTGCAATTGCTCGGCACCGGGGAGTTCGGAGAAAAAATGATCTTTGGAGCTGTTAAAAAAATAGCCCAGTGATGACGTTCGGCGCAAAGTGATCCGCAGCGAGCAAGGCAATAATCAAGTTGGCCGGGCCGTCAGGCCATAACATATAAACCCAAAAAGTCAAAGAAAGGAAGACACAAACATGAGTATCAAAATCGACAAGAGTCTGTTCACTGAATCTGAGCGGGCGCAGTATGAAGCCCTGATCGCCAAGGCCACGGTAGACCCGGAGGCCGCAGAAGACGAGATGGAAAAGGAGCAGCCGGACATGGAGGAAGGCAGACGCAGACGCCGCCCGGACATCGAGGTGGAGTTTGATGATGACCACTTCGATGATGACGAGATCAAAGGGCTCGACAAATCCAACTGCAAGAAGTCTGTAGACCCGGCACTCGGCGCAGCCATGGCACGTCTTGAGAAGCTGGAGAAGAGCCTCGCGATGAATGAATTCACAGAAATCGCAAAGAAGTACGCCCCCCTGGGCGAGAACGAAGAGGAGCTGGCAAAGACCCTCTACGACATGAAGAAGTCCAACGTGAACAACTACAACGCCTACATCAGCGTTCTGGACAAGAGCCTCGGTCTCGTGGAAAAGTCCGGAATTTTCACCGAAATCGGAAAGAGCACCGGAGCATACGGCAGCGCAGCAGGCGGGACTGTCGGCAAGGTGGAGCAGATCGCAGGCGAGATCATGAAGTCCGATACGAGCATGACACGGGAGCAGGCCATCGCAAAAGCGTGGAGCGACCACCCGGAGCTCGTTAGAGAATACGACAGAGAATACACCGGAAGATAAGGAAGGAGTGTGTGACAAATGGCACAGGGAAATGTAAATGCAGCTGAGCTGAACAAGACTTACTCGACCACACAGATCAACGACAGCACCACCATCGCGCTGACCGCAGGCGCAGCTATCGATGATGTGAGATGCCGCGCTGTGAAGTTCGACGGGAACGGCAACGTCGTTCTTGCAGCAGCAGGAGATAAGCCGTTCGGCGTCGGCATCATCACCAACAACGTAAACATCCAGACCGGCCAGGACGTGGATGTGCAGTACAAGAATATCGGCCTGGTTTACGCAGGCGGAGAGTTCAAAAAGGGCGCGGTCCTTGCAGTAGACGCAAATGGCTGCTTCGTAGCAGCAAGCGGAAGCGCTGCAGCAGCAGCGGTCGCACTTGAGGCAGCAGGCGGCGCAGGAGTGTACGTAAGAGCACTTCTCACCATGGGCAACGGTTACGCAACAACCTAACGAATACAGGAGGTAAACAGAAATGAGTGGAATGACTCCCGAAAAAATCATGTATGACATCCAGAAAGGCGCTTTTAAGCCGAACATCTATCTGACAAATCTGTCCATGGCGTACTTCCAGGACGCAAGCAGATACGTGGCAAAGTCCATCTTCCCGATCTGCCCGGTTCAGCTTTCCAGCGCGAGATTTTACAGCTTCAGCAAGGAAGACCTGCTGCGCGACAACGTACAGCGGAAGCCGGAATTCGGCAAGGTCTCCCCGGCGCAGTTCGGCCACAAGGACGAGAGCTACTCCTGCCTGGTTGACCAGATCATCGTCGGTATCGACCGCATCTCCAGCCTCGACTACCAGCGCACAAACGCACCCGGCGTAATCGACCCGCGGAGAGCAAAGGCGAAATTCATCGCAGAGCAGATGAACATCCATCAGGATGTCGTGTTTGCAAAGAATTTCTTCCAGACCGGTGTCTGGAGCAATGAGTGGACCGGCGTAACCACAACCCCGAGCACAAACCAGTTCCTCAAATTCTCCGACGACAACTGTGACCCGGTGGTCCTCTTTGACAACCTCTGCACTTCCGTCGAGCAGAACACCGGCAGACGCCCCAACCGCCTCGGCCTCGGAAAGAACGCCTTTAACGCACTGAAAGCAAACCCGACTGTAATCGAGAGAGTAAAGTACGGCGGCTCTTCCGCAAACCCGGCAACTGTGAACGAAAAGGTTCTGGCTGAGCTGTTCGGAATCGATAAAGTCGTAGTATTCTCCTCCATCTACAACGCAGGCCAGGTAGGAGCAGAGGATATGCAGTTCATCTGCGACCCGAACTCCGCAATCCTCGCATACGCGACAAACGCACCGGCCATCGACGAACCGTCCGCAGGCTACATCTTCACCTGGGATATGCTCGGCAACGGCCAGTACATGCCGACCATGCAGTATGACGGCGAGCCCGGCACTCACTCCGAATTCATGGAGGGCCTGTTTGCAGCCGACATGAAGAAGACCGGCGACGACCTCGCGGTATTCCTCAAGGAGTGCGTATAAAGCAAAAAGGAGAGATGATCATGGCCTATGTAGCACTTAAACCGTGCAGCTTCGCAGGCCAGAAGTTCAGAATTGGCGAGACTGTCCCGGCTGAGGTTATCCAGCCGGGAGCCGCCAGGAATCTGGTCAAGATGGGGCTCATTGCGGACGACGGCGCAGCAACCACCATGGCAGCAGCCGCACCGGCAGCCCCGGCAAAAGATACGGTTACAATCACTGTTCACGCGAAAGAGGGCGACATGCCTCTCGAACCGACTACAGCAGGGCTCCAGGCGATCTTTGATGTGCTTACAGCAAACATCGCAGACGCGGAACCCACCATCAACGAAATGACTGACGGAGACGCACTGATCCTGCTGGATTTTGTGGACAACCGGAAGTCAATCAAAGACATCGCAAGAACCCGCGCAAAGGAACTATACGGAAATACGGATGAAAGCGCAGGTGAGGATTAATGGCGAACTACACCTATGATCCGAGC